AGGAACCCCACTTATTTCAAGCAGTTTATCGCCCTTAAACCCCGTTATAGTTTTTTCGTAATAAGATCCGTTGAATCGTTCTGTTTCAGTTACAACTTGCCCGTACTTACTGCTCCATTTAGGGATGGGAACTACAACATCTATTTTACCCCACTCAAGCAGTCCATCTTCAGTAGTGTTTACTTTTGCATTACCAGAAGCAATGTCTGTAAGAGATACGTCTTTTGGTATTGTAATTTTTTGTTTTGTTTGGGTTTTTGTTGTTACGTCTACTAACTTGTCTTTTATGTTTTTAGGTAGAGCATTAAAATCATTTTCTGAAAGAGTCTTTAAATCTACATCTTTTAAAATTGGATAATCTTCAACAAGTTTAGCTTTTGTTTTATCATCAATCCCTGCGCTTGTAGCATTTTTAGCGAGCGTATCTCGTAATGTCTGTCCTAATAATGCAGAACCATTCTGTATATCTCGAACCGACTGTAAATCGCCGTTACCGTACTTTTCTGTTTGCTCACGCAAAGATTTTATCTGCGCTGGCGTAAGGTCTGTAATACTTAATCCAGCAGCTTCTAATGTGCCTTGCATAGACGAGGTTACTGCATCATCAAATTCATTTTTATATTGAATAGCATTAACGGGCAGGTCTTCATCTTTACCTTTAGTAAGCCAATGGTAGCGTGCTTCATCGTCGCTTAGATCACTTAAACCATTGACTTGTTTGTACTCTTCAACGTTAAACCCGTCGTCAGTCATTGCCCGCACGTAAGCTTTTTGCGTAGCGTTATCGACTTTAACCATCACGCCATCTAGTTGGTCAGCACTAGAAACAAGATCTTTTTTAAGGTCTTGATAAATTACAGAGTCAGCTTCGATTGCTGCAAACTGGTCATCGATACTTTTCTTTAACGGATCAACAGCAGGCTTAAATGTATTGGTATAGTACTTATCTACTTCTCCAGAATAAGCGTTAAATTCTGCTACTTTTGCATTGTATGCGGCTACAATAGGTCCATACACAGAGTCTTCTGCTCCTGAGTTGGCTTTTAATTGCGCTCGTAAAGCATCTACTTCTGATTTTAATCCGTCTCGTGTATTTATTCTGTTTTGTAGCTCTCCAACATATCCGTTGTATGTTTTCACGTCTTCACGGTACTTTTTGTCTGCAGCGTCAATTTTGTTAGCTTGCGCTTCGGCCTTTTGATAATCACCAGTAACTTTATCAACGGTATTTTTTACATTTTTATCAATAACCTTGTTAAGTTCTTGCGTTCCGTAGGCATTTATAGTCGCTAGTAAAGCATCTGAAGCATCAGCTCCAGAGAATGTCGCATTGGCTACGTTTTGCACCGATGATGTAATTAAAGAAATCTGCCCTTCTGTTAACGATCCATCTGCGTCTACAAAGTTTTTTACAGTTTCTTTAGTAACTTTGCCTTTAATTACCGCATTCATAATAGTAGCGCCAGTTACATCTTGCCCACTAAGCGCCGCAGTTAAACTGTCACTTATTATATTTGCTACTACAGGATTTTCTTCTAGAAAACTTTTTGTCTGCCCTACAGGACTGGGATCTCCAACACCGCCGGGATCTCCCACTGCAGCCCCAGTGCTACCGCTTGTATCTCCAGACATTTCCGTATCAATATAACCAAGTCCTGCCTGCACACCCGCCTGCACACCGCCCGTAATAAAAGCTTGCACAGGGTCTTGCCCTTTCACTACTGCACTTGCTGCAGCACCTGTGCTAGCACCGACAATTTGTGCAGCGGTAGCATTGGCTCCTGCTTTTGCTGCAGCAGAACCAGCGGCGTTACCTACATAAGCCCCTGCTTCCCCCGCTATATAAGCTATAGCAGTGGCTTCAAGCACATCACCAATATCACCACCTGCTATAGCAACATCTGCACCTTCAATAAGAGGTAAAGCCCAGTATTGTTGTGTTGCTATCGCTACAGCTTGTGCAATAGCTTTTATAGGATCGTCCATAACAGCGTCTACAACGTCGGTAACAGTNGTAANNACTGGNTCAANTATCTCATCNACAACCCAATCACCTACATCACTTACAGCGTCACCAATCCATTCGATTGGTTTTTTAATAACATCAACTATGTCATCAATTACGTCAGTCATTACGCTAGACCTTCCAGTGAATCTTCTCCTATCTTAATAAAAATTCCATATCTACCATCTTCGTATTTACCTAGCCCAACTTGCGAGTCTAGGTTCACTACTTTTTTCTGAATTATTTTAACTGCTGGAATTAAACTCTCGTCAGTAAAAGTAGCAGAGTAATGTGTAATACCTTCTTTTTGTAAATGCGCGCCAAATTTTAATATGTTTCGTACATAATTTCGTCCTGTGTCTACATTTATTGGGCGCCCTACCATTTTATTTTTGTTTTTATCTTTACCCCTATGACTTAAAAATACTGTGTTTCCAAACTGGATCATATCAACGCTGGGCATAGAGCTTTCCTCCACTATACTAAGTAGCCCTGCTTGCAGTGAAGTAGTGTTTAATCCAGCTTCTTGCATATTATGTAAGGCCATAGTTATTATAGTCGGGACATCTAGCTCTTCTTTATTGCTATCAACAGTTTGCATTAACTGATCTCCAACACACTAGCTACTACATGCAGTCGATTTGCAGTGGCTGCAGTAACTTTTATTATTTCACCAGTTTGTACCACAAGAGGAGCTGTCAATAGTTCTACTGTATTGTTTGCACTAACAGCTTTAGTTTTAAATAGGCTAAACGTAGCAGGAGAGGACTCCGCATCAGTTATAGTCACGGTTATTGTATCTGCGTTACCAGAGTCTTCAGACACAAGTATGGACTTTATTATAGATGTGGTAAGCGCAGGAGCAGTGTATAGTGTTGTTGCACTAGTGCTGGTTAAGTCCTTCTTTGCATTTACATACGCGTTTGGCATTAGCTCATAAACCACCCTGTTGCTTCAGCTCTGTCAGACACAGTAGCGTTACGTATGGCAATATCTAACTGCGAAAAATACAATCGTAGAATGCTGTTGAATTGCTCTGATGCTTGTCGATCATACTCCTCGGTTGGGTATGGTAGTGCCGGAGCGCGAAAAGCTACTCCATAATTTGTAATATCAATAGCCATTATCGTCGTCCATCTGGGCGCATATCAAGTCGTGGTACGCCTAATTGCCATGTAGTTCCAGCAGCGGTGGACTCAATGCGCATCGACAACTGCCTGCCACGAACTCTTATGTTTACCTGATCTGTAAATACTTCTACAGGTGAAGTGGCTGTGCGTGTAACCGTAGCGTTATTTACTCCTCCTGTTGATGTAGGTGAGGTAATTCCAGATCCAGAGTTAGCTAGTGGATTAAGGGTAAAAGTAACAACAGGACTGGTAGCTGTAGATCCATCAAACGAAATGTCAGGAATCATTCTATTTACGTGCATGAATTTATGCCCATCATCCAGATCAAACTCAGCAGACACGATAAACGCATTTATAGCAGCGGAAGCCCCTGCAATGTTATCGTCTATACCTTCTTCATGCTCTACAAGATTTGAGCTGTATGTTGCTGCTAACGGCTTATTACGCAGCCCAGAATCAAGCCACGCGGTACGAGCTATAGTGCCATAATACCATATTTTTTCTAGGTAGTTATATATTACGTACTGATCTATGGTGCTAGATCCTGAAGAACAATAGAACCACCATATTTCATGGAACGCTTCGTTGGTGCCAGTAAAAACTTGTTCGTACTGGTCAGTATCAAGATCATTAAATACATATTTACGCACGTCACAAGTAAGTGTCTGTGTACGACCATCGTATATGTAAAACTTATCTTTACCCATCCAATAGGCTATACCGTTTGAGTACCCTACCGCATTCTGTGAAGCTATGGATATGTTCTCTCCCACAAGTGTAGCTGCCCATACTGCTGGTGCGCCCACATACTGCAACGAATAAAGGGATGAGTCTGTCCATACCAGAACTTCCTGACGCGCCTGATTTGCAGTAACAATTTTAGTACCGCGTGACAGTCGTAAGCTACCTGCCTGATTTGTAGCTGATGGTGTCCAGTTAACGGCACTTTCTTGGTCAGACCAACGAAGCAATGTAGGGTCTATAGTATTGCCGCCTATTTCGTTTGTACCAAAACAAAATACAAATCTGCTAATATCAGATATAAGAATAAGATTCTGTAGCAACGGAACATCAGAAGCTCCGTTACGACTAGATAACTCCACACCTCTTGTGCCTACCCCGTTAGTTGCATCCCAATAGTATATACTTCCACCATCAGGACCAAAAATAAGATCCTCACCAAAATTAGAGTGACTCCAGAAACGCACTCCAGCTACGGAAGATTGTCCTACGTTCCAAGCACCGGATCCCCACGAGGATGCGCCCCAACCAGAAAGAAGTGTAGCAAATGCGTTGCCAGTGTTAATCTGATACTCAGCAGATACAGACCCACCACCTGTTGCAGTGGACGTAGCGTTAGATCCTGCTGTTATTGAGAATTGATTTGCGCCAGATAACACACCGACACTGAGTTGAAACTCGCCATCTATGGTAAGTCCGCCCACTGCGCTAGCGTTACTAAATGTAACATAATCTCCGTCTTTATACCCACCGTTTGCATCGGTTACAATTACAGTGGCGGAACCAGACGTTGTGGTAAACGGGTTGGTCAAAGACACAGTAGCACGTATTGGTGTGATGTCGTTGTAGTTACCAACGTTGTTAACGTAATACTTGAGGTGTGTGCCTACACCAATAAGATTCTGTCCACCAAGTGTGACCCAGTTCCATAGAGCGCGGCATACGCCTAAGAAAGTAGATGTAGATATACGAGTCCACCCACCAATTTTTTCGGGGCTACCTTGCCGAAATCGTATTTTATCGCCGTCGTACCAACCGCCTTCTTTACTATAACGAGTGCCTTCACGGTTAATACCGGGCTTTAAATCTACTTTTTGTAACGGCATAGCCTATTCCTCAGTGTGTAAAGCTCTCATCCTGTCTACTAACCTTCTAGCACGATTTGGCACCTGTGTATACCAACGCGAATCTACCATCTGATCCGCAGCCTCGTTAAAATCACGAGCATCAACTCCAGCTTTCATACCAACGAATTTTGACAGTCGAGGCCGACCCATATTGAACATCATGTTGCACAATATATGTTGTAGCT